CCAATTAATTTTTTTACAAAAATTACCATTACCAAAATTTTTACATTTTTCATAAGTAGCCTTATGTTCTGTAATTTTTCTGGTGTTTGGGTCATGTTTTTTACTACATTTATTTTTAAAATTACAATTACCATATAATGTATTATTACAACAACATTTATTTTTGATACATTCAACAGGAGTGTATCCTTTATCACAAATAAATGGTGTATTTTTATAATTATTACAATCTGATACATTATAACATGTATTTTTTTGTATTTCATTAAGATGAATTTGTGGGGTTACTGTATTATCATTACGATTTATAAAGAGGCAATAATTAATACCTTTTGAATCGGTATATTTTTCCCTACCACAGTTATCTGCTAAATTATATTGACATACGGTAATTAAATTACCATTTTCAGGAATAATTGACCCAACTATAGGTTTTATTGTTGGTTTGTTGTTAAACCTATTAACTGGTCCATTAGACTGATTAACAGGTCTATTAGATTGATTAACTGGTCTGTTAGACTGATTATTAACTGGTCTATTGGACTGATTAACTGGTCCATTAGACTGATTAACTGGTCTATTAGACTGATTATTAACTGGTCTATTAGCCTGTTTATTGTCTGCAAAAATACCACGACCCATAATTGGTGCGATATTGTTGGAAACACTGACTGACATATTTTTGTTGTTATTAATTCTTGACATATTTTTGAGTTTTTTTGTTTTTTCTTTGACTTATTATAGTTACTATATTTTTATAAATGACCTATTAAATAATTAAATTTTCAATTTTTATTATTAAAGATAACATGTAATTATTTATATAAATTCGGTGTTGGTTTGTTATATGTAACTTCATATTTATCATTATTCTCATAAAGTAAATTATTATTATAATTTGTCATATTAAATAAAAATTTATTATTGATATTATTATCGTTTTCACTTAATATTAACCCATTCATAAAATATTTATTATTAATGAAACATTGTTTTCTATCATTACTATCAACATTTATATTTGTATTATAAATATTTGTTTTATTAATTAGATTATAAATAACATCAGTAAATAATGTAGGTCCTGTAGCTATAAAAATGTTAAGTTCGTTGTTATTGATACGTTTTACCATTTCATCAATAACATATTTAAATATAATATTATTTTTTTGTGTTATTAAACAATATTGATGCATATTAAAATTATAATCATAAAAAAATATAAATTTTTTATCAGGTTCTATAAAATCATCTAATGATATTTCAATACTTCCATCCATATCCATATATATGCCTCCATAAATATATAATGCACAATATCTAATAAAATCCCCTTTACAAGCACCAATATTAATTTTATTAAAGGCTTCAAGTGTATTTTGATTAAAATTATTTTTAATTAACACATACGCATCCATATCAGTAATAAATATATAGTTATATTTACTATTTTTTTTTAATACATTCTGTATATTGTTATAAATATTAATATTTATGTAATTATGTTTATAAGTTTGAATAATATTTTTAGGTATATAATTATTTGATAAATTATAATTATATTTTGAAGTAATAATACATTTATTATCTGGTATCATTAATATATAATAGAAATAATTTATTTCTTGGATGATTTCTTAGAGGCTTTCTTGGATGATTTCTTTGGTGCTGTTTTGGAGGCTTTCTTAGATGCTTTCTTTGAGCCTTTCTTGGATGCTTTCTTCGATGCCTTTCTAGCACCACCACTAATACGATTTAAAATTTTATAAGTTCCTCTTTCTTTAGTAATATAATTAATCATAGTTTCTAATTTTCTATCTTTTAATAACTTTAATAATTCTTTTTCATTAATAGTTCTTTTAGGTTCATCGGCTTCACCTTTCTTTTCTTCTAATTCAAAAGAATTTTTATTGTTTTCATCTTCTTTAGCATACATTCTATAAAAATCATCCCCTGTTTTTTCTAGATACATTACTGTAAGACCCTTAGCACCATCAATAACTTGTTCTTTAATACTATGTTTAACACCTTTTTTTTTAAAAGCATAACTCTGTTCATAACGATATGTAACTGTACTTTCGCTTGCCATAATTATATATATATAATGAGTAGAAATAATATTTAATATTATATATTTAAATATTTAAACTTTTTTTATAAATATTTAAATATATATAAAATATTTAGTATATATGAGACAAAATGAATATTTATCAGATGACGATATTATAGGAGTAAAAAAATTTAAAGAATTAGATCAATATGGAATGCCTATTTCTTCAGATGAAGATGATGATACCGATGATGATTATAATACTAATTATAATCATTATGATACTAAATATAATAAATTAAATATTAAAAAATTTAAAGAAATAGACCAATATGGAATGCCTATTTATTCAGATACAGAAGATAATGATGATAATGATGATGATAATGATGAATATATTAAAGAAGAAGAATTAAAAATACGTAATATTATTAATAATAAAATATTAAATAATGATATGTGTGATATTTTTACAAATGAAACTAATAAAAAAGATATTAAAATTAAAAAAGATAATAAAACAAAAAAAAATATAACGCTTAGTGATTTAAATAATTTAATGGAAACTAAAACAAATGAATTAAAACCTAAAAAATTTGTTTCTAGAAGAACACTAGATAAACAACAAATATTAGAAAATAAACAACCAATTAAAAAACATATAGAATTAAATAAAAGAATATTTAATCCCAGAAAAGTGCCTTATTTTTTTTCAGATGAATATAAAAATAAAAAAAATAAATCAAATACATTTAATATTGATTTAACTATTTTCCCATCATTATAATTAAATTATACTGTTTTATTAAATTATACTGTTTTATTAAATTATACCATTTTACCTTTATTTTTAATCCATATATTTTCTTTTTGTAAATATTTTGTAATTGTATCTATACATTTTTCAGTTATTTTATTTGTTGATTTAATAGTATTAATATTACCACACGCCGAACATTTACATACTAAATTTACTTTTTTTAAAGTAATCTTATCTAATTCATAAATTAATTCTGGTATACCACAAGTAGGACAAATAACAAAATTATTAATATATTCAAATATTATATCTTGAATATTATAATGATGTCCTGTTAATGTTTTCTTTTTTTCATTAAATGATGAACCTAAAGTATATGATATAAATTTATAAATAATTTCTGGTGGAGTATTAATATCACTTGCTATATTATCCATATTATTTATTGTTGTAAACATACCATTACCGGTACCAGTCATTTTTAAGGATACTTTTTGCATTTTATAACGATAATTTATATCATCTGAATTATTAATATTAATTGAATTACTAAACATTAATATTAATTAATAATTTCTTTTTATAATATTATATATTAAACTGATTAAAAGAGAAACAATATATATAATATATGGAGAATTTTGAATCAAATAATATTATAGAAATATGGTCTGAAGATAGAGGAAGAAAAACAAATACATATATACATGGTTGGGATATTGATGAAATGGGACTTAAAGATCATTTAAAAATAATAAAAAAGAAAAAAGGTTGTAATGGTTCAATTAAAGAATTAGTAAAAGAAACTGGTAAAATTAAAGTATTACATTTTCAAGGTAATCAAAAAGATTATGTATTTGAATATTTAAAACAAAATGGTATTATGGAATCCAAATTAAGAATAAAAATTTAAAATTAATAATATTATATTTAAATAATTAATAAATTATTTAAATATATAAAAACAAATAAGTATAAAATATTATGAATGAAATACAATCAAATAATGTAATAGATATACAATCAAATAATGTAATAGATATACAATCAAATAATGTAATAGATATGCAATCAAATCCTTTATTAGATGGGTGGGCTGATAAATGGATTTTTAATTGTCCTACTTATATTGATATTAATATAATTGATTACCAAATTACTAATAATATTATTAATGATATTATTAGTAATAATATTATTGATTTGAAATATTATGACATAAGTAATATATTATTATTAAATCATGATAGCATAATATTAATATTACATAATTTAGTTAAAATATTTTATAGTAATAATTATTATACATATAAGCATACATATTATATACCATTAATATTTTTAATAACTAATATTATTAAAAACGTACCATTTGAATTAGATTTATGTTGTGATAATTTCAATATAATTAATGCAATTAGTAGTGTTAATTTAGGTCATTTATATTTAAAAAAAATTAAAAATAAATTATTAATTGATAAATATAAAAATATAAATATATTATTCAATATAACAAGTAAATGTACGTATCAATCTTTTTTATTTTGGTGGAAATTTCATAAAAATAAAATATTACCATATGCAATTTATAGTAACTTATTAAAATTATCTATTATTAATTCAGATGATAGAATATATAAATTTATTAAAGATACAATAATATCTGATAATAATACAGAATTTGATGCAGATATAATAGTTAAATTAATAAATTCAAATATCCCTTATAAATATGTATTAAAAAGATTAAAATTACTAGCTAATAAATATGATTTATCTAAATATTATACAATAATGATTCGTAATTCAGAATGTATAATATTAATTAATCATTTATCCAAATATTATTATTATGATATTTTAAATTTTGAAAGTTTAACATTTATTTTAAATATTAAGAATGTAAATATTAAGGAGTTAGAAATATTTTATGATAATTTAAAAACACAAAATGAAAAAAATAGTTTTACAATATTATGTAATTTAAATGGTTTTCCCAGTGATAAATTTAAAATATTTAATTTAGATTATAGTATATTAAATAGTCAATATATATATATATTATCAAAATTGGAGGCTAATATTGTTATTTTATATGATAAAAATATAATACTTAATAGTATATTTAAATATTATATTAAAAATAATATAATATCAAAATATTTGCAACTTAATAAAAATATATATAGTATCATTAATATATCTACATTAATAAAATATACAAAATTTTTTATTTTTAATTATAATATACAAACTAAAGGTATACCACTAATTGAACATAATATTTTAGATAATATTAAAATAAATAAAATATTACATTTATTAAGGTGTTGTATAAAACGTAAAATTAGAATAAAACGAGAATATTTTAAATATAATTTTAAATTAATTTTAGATGAGTTATGTAATTATAAACCAAATAATAAATATCAAGTTCTTAAAAATGGTTCAATAAACTATCAAATTAAAATAAATGAATTTAATTTAAAAACACCAATATATTTATTACCTTTGGAAAATATTATAAATAAAATTTTTATAATAAAACAAAAATCAACTGGTATTTTAGTAAATATGTTACCATTATATATTTATCCACATAGTAATGAATTATATAAATATGAAATTAAAGCTAAATATATTGAAGATTTAAATTTATATTTAATTTTAGATATTAATATACCAAATACAACAATTTATGAAAGACAATTAATTTTAAGAAAAATGCATTATATAACTATTAATTCTAATATAGATTCATATATAAATACTTTTGATATTTTAAAAGATAAAATAAGTATTGAAAATCAATTATTAACTAGTTTTATTAATTCAACAGATACAGTTAAATGGTATCCACAAATATTATGGGTTATGAATATTAATAATAAAAATTATAATGATATTAAAAAAATAATATCTGGTAAATTAGATATAACACATAATACTATATTTAATTGGAATTGTTTTACTTTAATACCATGTGATGACACAAATGAATTAAAAATAATACCAAAACAATTATTAAATATATATTTATTATTTGATGGTATTAATTGGGTAGATATAAATAAAACAGTATATAAGAATATTATATTAAAAATAATACCAAAAGTTAATAAAATTTATAAATATTATTTACATAATGAAAATTATACAAATGATGTAGGTACTAATATTGATTATTATCAAAATAAACAAAATGAATTTTTTTTATCA